ACCGAGCGAGGGACGCGTGGCCAGAGATTGTCCAGCGCCTGCCGGTCGATCTGCCGGATTTCCTCCTCCGTCAGATACCGAGCGCTGGAAAGTTCGTGGAACGCGCGCTCCAATTCGGGGCTTGGGCCGGGGTAGAATCCGGCGTCGATTTTTCGCTGCCCCTTGAGCGACGTCTGCAGGTCGTACAGGTACTCGATATCCTCGACGGTCAGGTTCCAGCGTGCGAATTTCGATCCGGCAAGCCGATCGTCGCCACCGGAAAATTTCATTTTGCGCACGAACGCCGGGTCGGCCAGCAGCCCGTCGAGGTGCTGTTTGACCATCTCCTCGATTTTCTGTGGCGAGATGGCCTCGGAGACCTTTCCCTCGATCGCGCTCATGCGCTCGATAATGTGCTGTGTGAGTTCCTCAAGCGTGCTCATCAATGACCTCCGAATTTGGCGAGCGCCTCAGCGATCGTCGCCAGGTAGCGCTCAGCGTCTGCATCGTTCTGCTGTTCCTGTTTCGGCGACGCTGAATCCAGGACCTCCTGGATGAGCGTTTTTGCCTGTTCGAGCCGTTCCCGGTTGCGCGCGGACAGGACCGCACCGGCCCGGTGCGCCTGCCACGCGAACACATCGGGAATCAGCTCGGGTTCACCCTCGACAAACAGGCCGCGAATTTCCCCGGGCGACAGCGCCTCGAGGTCGCGTGCCGTGCGAAACTCTGGTGGTTCCCGGTCAAATTGCCGGTAGTGCCGGGCCAGGTGGTTGTAGACGCCACGCCGGTCGGCATCGGGGATTTCCGTGCCCGGTTGCATCAGGCGCGCCATCGCCGCGGCAACACCGCGCCAGACGACGCGGCCGTCGACCAGGTGGTGGGGCAGCTTGTAGGCACGTTTCAGCGATGGGTCGAGCGAGTCGTCAACCCACGCGTGCATCATGCGCAAAACGGCCGGGTCGTTCGGCGCCTTCGCGACCTCGGCCGGACCGTCCCACGGTGTATCCTCGGGCGCCTTTTCGGTGGTGTGTGGCGGGATCGCGCCACGCAGCGCCGGTTGCACGTCGCGCGGCTCATCGCTCGCCGCAGCAAATTCGGCGAGGTCGCGACTCAGGGCAGCAAGCGCGGCACGCTGGCGGGCGATCAATGCGTTCGGATCGCCGGGCACCGGCACCGCACTGATGTCGAGCAGGTCAGCCGACGTCACGATCGCGCGTGCCGGCGATTTCTCGTCAGCCGGCTGCATGTCCAGCGTCTCCCAGCCGACCGAGACGGCATGCAGGAACCCGTCGCGATATTTGCGTTCGATCGATTGCGCGAACGGGTCGGACCGGTCGAACGTCACGGTCGCCACGAGCCGGTTGTTCTCGACGGCGACGTCGGCGCGACCGATCGGTGGCGCATCGTAGCTGTGCGCCCAGAGGACAACGGGATTGCGGCGATAGTTGTCCAGGCGCCACGCGTCGGCACGGATAATCAGGCCGTCACGTCCCGGTTCCTCGGTTGAGGCGATGAAGCGCAACGGCGCTTCGGCGTCCGGTTGCGCATTCGCCTCGCGATCTAACACGGCGCGGAGATAGTTCGGCATGTCCGGTTCCCCACAAAAACGAAACCGCCGGGGATACCCGGGTGGCGCGCACGTCACCCAAGTTCCTCCGGCGGCTCTCCAGTCGCCTATGCAGTTGGCGTGCAGGTCAGTACGCCTGCACCGATTACACAACAGTGTACGAAATTTCCGTTAGCGTAGCCAGGGCCAGCGCTTGGCGAGCAGCGCGAGCAGCAATTTGGCAGCCTCAGCCAGGCAGTAGGCGACATACGGCGCGTCGGCAAGCGTCGCCGCAGCATGGCTGTGCGAGCGTGGACGTTGCGACGTGATCTCACCGTCCGGCAGGGTCACAGCGCTGCCTCCACGTCAGTGATGAACCGGAGCGTACACCGGCAGTTGACGCTCATTGCTGCCGTGCTCATCAGGCCGGGGCCAGGGCCGGTTGCGCCGCCGACGTCGAAGTGCTCGTCCAACTTCCGGCGCTGGCCGTGCGCGAGGAAGTGCTCAAGGCGCGTCCGGCCGTCTAATGTCGCCACCCATTCCTTCATCGTCACCACGCCGGACTGGCGCGCCGCTTCGATCGAACCGGACGTCGAGGCAGCAACAACCTCGGTACGCGCGATGCGTTCGGCCTCGAAGAGCCGGTTTTGCATGACGTTCTGGACGCGCGTCGTGAGCTGCGGAATTCCCTCGCCGTTGGCGAGGCCATCACCGAGTTCAGCTTTCAGCGCGTTCCACGTCGTTTCGTTCACCTCGCGCGCAAACCGTTGCGCCTGCCCCTCCAGCGCGCGCACGACGTGGGGGTCGAGGACGTCGAACGCCATCGCCAGGTCGAGACTGGCGAGCGTCGCGTTCCCCATGTCCTGCGCCACCGGCGGCAGGAAGCCCTCCGGCGGTTCCTCGCCACGTGGCGTGTAGGCGGCGCGCTGAAATTCCTTGATCCAGCGTGGCAGCGAGAAAATCTTTCCAAGCAGGTCACCGGCTGACAGTCGCATGCCGTGCGCATCGCGTTCCAGTTCGACCTGGCCGAGCTTGGTCAGGATCGCCTGGCGCTGGCGCCGGAACAGCGACTGCACGACGTCGCGCACGCGTTCCTCGTGCGGGTCGAGCACCGCAGCGACGCGCGCCAGGTACGCAACGTGCTCCGGTGAGCCATACGGCAGGCTGCCGGGCGCCTGGTGCTGGCGCTGCATCCGTTCCGGTGCCGGCTGCTGCTCTGCCGGCTGGGCCGGTTCCGGTGGCCGCGACGCTGCGACCGGCGCCAGATTCGACGGCGCCCACCACGCATCGCCCCACGGCACCGGATCGAGCCCGAGCGTCTGCCGGTACTCGTTGATCGTGATGACCCCACGATCGAGCTCACCGGCTGCAATTTGCCAGCGTTCTGCCTCAGATTCACGCAGGACAGCAACGCCGGAGAAATCGAATTCGGCGACGTCCGCCTGGCCGGCAAACATCGGCAAAATCTGCTCGGTGATCTCGGTGGCGATAAAGCGCGCCTCGGGGACGATCGTGTCGGTCCAGATGGCAAGGCGTGCAGCGTTGACGTTCTCATACGTGCGCTGGCCGCCGATCAGGTCGAGCGGCACACCGAACGCGCGCGCGACGTCCTCAAGCGACCATTTCAGTGCACCCAAAAATTCGGCGTCCTTCGGGCTCAGCGCTAGTTGTTTGACGCCGATCTCACGATCGAACACGCCCCAGCGATGGGCATTCCTCGCCCCCTTGAATTCACGGTTCAGGACCTCTTCGAGGATTTTGCGCTCCTGTGGCGAGAAATCCGGCTGACCCGGACCGGGGAACAGAAATCCACCGGCCTGGATGCCGCGTTCGAACAGCCCGACGTTGGCGTTCGTCGCCGCGATCGCGAGATCAGCCGACAGTCGTGCCGCAGCGAGAGGTGACAGGCCAGCGTACTCGTTGAGCGGGTTCGGGTAACGCAGCCACCACGTTTCCTCAGGGGAGAACGGGATCGGTTCCGAGCCCCATGCCTCGTAGACGAACCCGCGGACGTAGCGATCGCGATCCGGCAGGACGCGCACACGATCCGGTCGCGCCCACCACAATTCGCGTGGCGGCCCGAGCCGTGCCCCGTTGCCGCGCTCGAGGAACACATAGGCCGAGCCGGTCAGGCACAGGCTCCACTCGATCATCTCGATCAGCCGGTTCCACGTCCAGAACGGGTTCACCCGGCTAAACAATTCGATCACCGGCCCGGACGTCACCTCGCGCCGTTCGCCGTTACGGATACGGTAAAACTTCAGTGGCAGGCTGGAGAGCAGTGCCGCGCGCAGCCGGACGCAGGTGTAGACGGCGTTCGACAGCGTCGCGTAGGTGAGCAGCTTGGTCGAGGCGATTTCCGTCGGATCGTAGCCGACATCCTGCCGGAACGGATCAACGACGGCAGGGCCGGTGACAAACGCGCGACTGCCGTCTGCCTGCGCCATTGCCCGGCCGAAGCGCTCACCAATCCATGTCAGCAGACCCATCAGCGCCCTCCCCGGCGACCCACGAGAACACGGGACCAGAACGTTCTGCCTGCACGAGGTCGGTCACGGCCCACACCAGCGCATCGAGCCGGTCCGGGCTCGGCTGTCCCGGGACCCACGACGCCAGTTGATCCTCCAGCACCGGAAACCGGCCAACGTGATGGATCCGGCCCTGCGCGGCGAGGGCCGAGACCGGCTCAGCGCGCACGACCTTGCCACGCGTGGCGCGCACCGGCCGGATCGGCAGGTCGCGTCTTACGCGCCGCAACGTCTCGGTCGCCATCTCGCCGCCCTGGTTGACTTCAATCACGACGGCGTCCGCCTCGTAGGTGTCGTAGGCCGCGACGGCTGCCGTCGCCCATTCGAGGGGAGTGCCCCGGCGCGAGACGTCGGCCAGGACGTAGAGGTGCCCATCACTGCCACGCGCGGCAACGACGATGCCGCACTCCGCACCGTCATGCGAGCCAGGGGGATCAACGGCGACCACAACCCGGACGCGTTCCACGCCAGCCGGCCAGGCCGGGACGCGAAATTCCTCGATCTGGTCGAGGTGCCAGAGGGCGCCCTCGACCTCGGCTGCCCACTCGCCGAGCCGCAGCCGCCGGTAACGCACGCCGGTCAATTGTTCGAGGCGCGCCAGGTACGCACGCCCCTCGGGGGTCCACTCGCCACGGCGTACATCGTACAACCAGGGATTGTCCTCGTGGCGCGAGATGAGCATCAGGGTTGTGCCAGCATCGCACCGGCGTTTGAGCCAGTGATTCGGCCCGGCCGGGTTGCAGTCGGCGATCAGTTGCTGGTAGGGCATCACGCCGTGCCGGAGCCGGCTCGCCGCCATTTCCCAATCGGTGATGGTCAACTCGGTCGCCTCGTTGATGAAAATCAGGTCGAACTCACTCGACTTGATCTTCTCGGGATCGTCGAAACTGCCCAGGACAATCACCGAGCCGTTGTCGTACTCGAACGCCGGGGGACGGTGACGCGATCCACCGTAGTAGGTCACCCGGTAGGCGTTCAGATCCGTGCCGAGCACCTGTTCGCGATAGGTCACGACGGCCGAGGCCGCCAGCGCCGTCCCCGTTTTGCGTGCGAGCAGGGCACGGGCGCCGGGA